GTAAAATACGGGTTTATTGTTTGATCTTCATCTACTGGTTTATTGTCTTGATCAATGCGGTAGATATAACCCGTCTTCATACGGTAAGGCGTAGCAGTTAAGCCAATTACTCTCAGTTTTGGGCTATGCTCTTTCATAGCCATTATTATGCTTTTAATGGTCGGTGTTATTTCGTGGGCCTCATCAATAACAACGGCTGAAAATTGCGCTCCAAACTTTTCAATACTATTCAACACAGACAAAGGCGAACCAAAAACAACACAATGTTTTAGCTCTTTTTTTCCTGCACTTGCGCTAAATATTGAAGCGGGTTCGCCGTAGGCTAGATATTTCTCTCTATTTTGTGTCACTAGCTCTTTTGATGGTGCCAAGCATAAAACTTTTTTATTAGATTTGTTTTTGATCCATCTTGCCACTTCTGCAACAATAAGCGATTTACCCGCGCCTGTCGCTAACTCTAGCAAACATGGATCATAACATTTACTAATAAATTCAGTTGTAGCATTCACCGCGGCTTGTTGGTATGGGCGTAGTTTAAATGTCATCTAACCCCCCAACTGGTTTTACTTTCTGTTCTATACTGCTCTAGATCTACATTTTTTAATTCTGGGATCTTGCCGTATTGTACCGCCCCTTTGCGATCAATAGGGTATACAAGCACCCCGCTAATATTGGTTTTTTTGCTGTCAGCTATTGTTATGAATTCTTTTTTTAGCTCATCCAGTCGCGTTTTAATTTCCTTTTCTTGCGCTTTTAATTGCCTGTATTCATCGGCTAATTTAACGGCCTGTTTGTTCTGCACTAAATCTGCTAAATGCTTATCAGGGCTTTTTAATTCAACCAAAAAAGAATCATAAAACTTTTTTAGCTTTGGTAAATTTTCGCTTAGCCATGTGCTAGACAACTCTATTAATTCAATACGTGATCCAACGCTTGACCATTGGTAGAAATGACATTTCTTGCGCCCTGTGCAGTACATTTCTATTTGTGTTTGCGCGTAGTAATGCGGTTGCTCACTAATACTTTTAAAATCGTTTTTATCGCGTTTACCATAGGGGCATTTTATTTCTAACACAGCATCATCATTGATTAAACCGTCAGGACTAGCACCAAGCCATTCTAATTCATTGTGAACATGAAAACCCGTTTCAGTGACGTTTAGCCCCGTCTCCATCTCAAAGTCTGCCTGTGCATACGGCTCGAATTTTGTGCCGTATTCTGTCGCTATATTGCCCTTGAATTCACTTTCAGCGCCTAGCGCGTCACGCACCATCGCCCGCATGACATCGGCAGGCTTACGAAATGGATCACAACCGAGGATCGCGCCAATGTTAGAACCTGTTATTTTTTTCTGTCTTTGTTTAAACCACTCTGGAGATCTTTGTTCAATCATAATTTTAAAAAAGGCCAGTTATTAGCTAGCCTTTTCGCTTGTTAAGTTAGTTTTTAATTTTAAAGTCCGTTTGCAGTTAACCTGTCGACTATGCACTTTGTTACTTCTACCATTGAAGCACTGTCTAAGACTCTATCGTGATCATCGTTCCAACTGTTAACCCCTCTTAGTGTGTCCATGTATACAACTATATGATCGCGGTAATTCTCTGGAACTACACTTAAAAAACACTCGAATTTATCTTTCATTTTTTATCCTCTTGTTAAGTTAGTTTTTAAAAGCCGATATCATCATCAAAATCGATGCTCATTGGTGCAGCTTGCTGTTGTTGCTGTTGCTGCTGTTGTGGTTGGCTCGCAGCGTTTAACGGGCTAACAGCTTTGATCCAGTTGCCCTTTTTATCGTTGATTTCCCAGATCGCAACAACTACAGCCATTGGCTTATTCGTTAGGTTCAAACCAAGTGCCATATCATCGGGCATCACGCCATTTGCTAAAAGTTTACCGCCTGCGTTGCTGTCAATAGCAGCGAGCATTGTTTTAGCCTTGTCTGCTTTTGTCGTGTTGTCATCTAGTACGCGTACTTTTTGGAAGATCTTGCGGCTTTTATATTCGCCGTCAATAACCATCCAACGGAGCGAGATATAACGATCGCCGTCGTATTCATCCCATTTAGCTTCATCAATAAGCACTTTTAATTGTGTATTGTTAGGGATTGGCTCAAAGTCGCCGCCGCCTAGATCGAATGATTGGTTAGTTTGGATCGCTTGGTTGTCGCTAGTAGTGAAAAAGTTCATAGTTTATAATCCTGTAATAATTGTTTTAAATGGGTTTTCGTTTTGTGTGACTGTTAGATCTTCGGTTATTCCAAAGCGGTTTTTACTCACGTTTGCCGCCGTTGCTGTTACTGATAACAGTCTTGTGCCGTCAGAAATTGCTTTCTTTTTGTCGCCATCTCCTTTTAAGAATGTGCTTAGTTTTAAAAATCCAACAATGTCAGCATCATCAACATATGGAGCAGTTGATTTTTTACCAAGGCGCAAATTATAGCGCGTGTACGGTTCACCATCGGGCAGATCAATAGTCTCAGTGTCAGCATGTGCAATAAATACTATGTGCATATTTTTATTATTATTTAAAATACCGCAAGCTTTTCTTAATCGACCATGCAGCGCAGCGACAGCCGTTAACCCTGCACCATAACCTCCTAAAGCTTGGTTAATAGATTTGGGGTTTTTAGGGTCTGTCTCCACTATATGATCTATAAATAAACGCTCTAGCGCTGTCACAGAATCAATAACAAGTGTTTTGTATTCGTGTTCCTCGCTAATAAGTGCTTTTAATTGCCCCCATAGATCATCAACTTTACCGATAACAGGAAAGGCGTCAGGGCGTGTGGCCTCTGGTATAGCTTGTAATCCGTCCTCAGCGCGAATAAAGATAGGGTTTGGGAATGTTGAAGCAAGGCTAGTCTTACCTAATCCCGCATCACCTAGTATTGTAGCAATAACAGATCTATTTTCTGGCTTGCTAATTGTTGAAAGTAACGACATAAATTGTCTCCTTTGTTTTTTTCTTACTTTTCGAGAGCTAGATTATAGTAATATTTTGTTGCCGTCAATAATAAATTGTTATAATATTCTAATTAATTTCAAAAACACAATAAATAAGGGCGCACAATGAAAGAGATATTAAAAGACGTAGTTAAGCGGTTACAAGACAGAAACCTAACCATAGTTTCAGAAAATACAGGTATTAGCTATAACACATTAAAAAATATAAGGGATGGCATTAACACTAACCCAACAATAAACACGTTAGAAACAATCAGCAACTACTTGAGAGGGTAAACAATGTTTAAGGAATATCATGAGGCAGGGTATAGGGTTTTTGGCTTATATGGCATGAGTAAAGGCGTTTGCGAATGCGGCAACAATGAATGCGAGGCATTTTATAAACATCCAAGGGTTAGCAACTGGCAACATACGCCGCGCTGGTCTGACGATCAGATCGCTTGCATGGAAATGACAGGACAGGTTAGTACAGGCTTTGGCGTTTTGTGTGACGGTTATTTGATTATAGATATAGATCCGCGCAACGGTGGCAACGAGGGCTATGCTCAACTAGTAAAAGATACAGGCATTGACTATAAAAAACATTCTGCTTTTGTTGTCGCTACCGGTGGCGGTGGCTGGCATATATATTACAAACATGAGGGCGCAGAGCGTTTACATAGCCACTTAAAAGCTTACAAAGGCATTGATTTTAAAAGTTCTGGTTTTGTCGTGGGCGCAAGTTCACGCCATGCAAGCGGTAATATATACGAAGTGGAGGAGGGTTTTTGTGACGAAGTAGAACCGTTGCCGCAGGTGCTTTTTGATTTGCTAGTCAAAAAGGTAACAGTTAAGAAAGAATTTTGCGCTATTAGTGACGAAGTAACAGCAGAAGAAATACAAGAGTATTTATCATTTGTACCATGTGCTGATGTCTATGAGGATTGGATCGAAATAGGGATGATCATTCATGAATCCCTTGGTGACGAAGGTTTTCAAATTTGGGATAAATGGAGTCAAACAAGCGACAAATACGCACCTGAAACAATGGAGCATAAATACCATAGCTTTGGAAAAAATCCTAGCAGAGTGACAATAGGCACACTAATACAAAAAGCAAAAGAAAACGGCTACATTGAAAAGGTAACTTTTGAAACTACTTTAACGTATGAAGTTAATCCGCTTTTCACTGACGATATAGACACGAAAAAAGCACCTGGCTTGGTCGGTGAGTGTATCAACTACATTAATAGCTGCTCAAGATACCCCCGCGAACATTTAGCAGTATCAGCGGGCCTGATGTCTGTTGCTAATATTGGCGGGATGCGGTTCGAGGATGAAGACTTTGGTGTAAC